ATCAAACTCTGGTAGTGATCTTGCCAGAAGACCAAGATATTACATGGCATCACGCTATGATCAATTTAAATACTTTACATCTTTTAGAACTGAAAATGGTATTGAAAGAGGTATTGCTAAAACTATAGTTAATGGTAATTATTATATAGACGATGCTGTTCCATTTGTAGTTTATAAAGAAAATGTACCAGCAAACAGGATTATTGTAAAAATGCAGACTAATATTGGAGATATAAACCTAGGAGACTTTACTGATATTTCTAGAACTTTTGCGGATCCCTTTTTTGGTAACGCAAATAAAACAACGCCAACAAGATGGAAGGTTCAATATCTTGAAGAAAATAATTGGGTAGATGCTTATGTATTTAATGAAAATGATGTGCGTGAAGATGGATCTCCAGTTATTACTCATGACGGGTATGTTGAATTACAGTATAGATTGAAAAATATTCCAGATAATTTTAAGGACAGTTTTGTTTTTGCAGAAACCTTTTCTTCATCTACGCTACTACCAAACGAATCAATAAACGGATATGCGTATTTAGTTATTTCAAATGCAGGAAGTGTTGGAACTTATTATGTTTGGAACAGCACAACTGACACATATGACACATTTACTCCTGTTTATGGTTGGGTATTAGGAAGTGAGCAAATTGACAATAAGACAACATTTGTTACAGACTTAACAAGTCCATCATCATTTCAAGAAACAACAAATGGGCAAACCATTTATAGAGAGTTTCAAAATATTCGTGGACTAAGAATCGTAGTAGAAAAAATGAATAAATTTGATTCTACTTTTGATTTAATTGAAATGTCTCCAAGATTAGTTGCTAATATATCTGATAAAACAATAGAGTATAGTGTTAAAAAAATTCTTTCTGATCTTGGCACATCTGCTTTGCCAGTAGGACAATTACTTGCTTCAACTGGAAGCATATCTTTATTTGATGATGACCAAGCCTTTAATAGCAATAACACAACTAGCATAGTTAGTGATTATGTTGATAAAAATATTAAATTTAATTTTTATGAAAAAATATTAAATGTAAGTGGATTTGACTATTGGGTTCCGATTAAAACACTTTATTCTGATGGATTTCCACAAGCAACCGTTACTGCTGGTACATTAGAAATATCTTTAAGAGATTTTTATTTCTTTTTAGAATCTATGCCTGCACCTAGAATGTTGGTAACAGAGGTATCGCTTAGTTATGCAATTAGTTTAATTCTTGATTATATCGGGTTTAGCAATTATGCATTTTATAGAACAACAAACGAACCAGACCCAATCATTCCATATTTTTTTATTGCTCCAGATCAAACGGTAGCAGAAGTGTTAAATCAACTTGCAGTGTCTACACAAACAGCAATGTTTTTTGATGAATACAACAACTTTATTGTAATGAGCAAAAACTATATGCTTCCAGATATAGGTGATAGAACTTCCAGTATGACTCTATCTGGATCTAATAATCAATCTGTTAGCGGTATTATTGAAAACTTATCTTCTGGAACGCTTCCAAATATTATTTCAATTGCATCTGAAGATAAAAAAGTTTATAATAACGGAAAGATTAATTATACAACTAGGTATATTCAAAGATCATACGGGTCTATTCGTCAAGCAAGTATGATTGATATAGATAAAACTTGGATTTATAAACCAGCACTTTTATGGGAAGTGTCTGGAACAGATTCAACCAAAACAATTAATGAGGTTGCGTCTAAACAGGGTAAGTATGTTTTAGGAGCAATGCCATTAAATTCTGACCTTACTATATCTCCACCAAGTGTTGTTAATCGTAAAATAGTAAACAATGTTTTTGATCTTGGAGAAAACGTTTATTGGCTTACAAGATATCAAGGATACTTTTATTCTAATGGAGAAGTTATTAGATATGATGCTGCACAGTTTAACGTTACCCTTGCAATTTGGTATCCAATATTATCAGACGGCATAAATTTAGATGAATCTAAACCAGAAATTGTTTTACCTGGGAGATTAGCACCAACAAGCGTTATTGATAATTTAGACAAAAGAGTTGCAAATGGAGAAATTACAGAAGCACAAAAGGGTGAACAAATCCAGGCATGGAGAGTTTCTCACAGACAGGGCAGTAGTAATGTATGGATTACAAATAATCAAGAGTATCAAAACTTTTTTAGATCTTTACCGTTTAATGGAAAAATATACCCGACTGGCTTAGTAAGAATTTATACAGTTCCATTTTACGAAGACGTTGATGGTGTTACTCGTTTACAAAATGGCGCAGTTTATGAGCATGGACGTGCTCAATTTGGAACAGTAATAACAAGTCATACTGCTGGAATAGACACCTATTGGTCAAATAATGCCTATGTTAGAGGCTGCGACATGGAAACTCAATATTTGTTTACAACTAATTTGCTTGAAGATATTTCTTTGCCAGCAACTGCAATTGGGGCAGCAGGAGTTAATAACTCTAAAGCACAACAGACATCAAGAGGCGGAACAATTAAAAACTTTATGTCTTCAAGTTACACAACGGAGACTCCAGTTAACTCAACTATATCTCCTAAAACTGGAACAATTCAATCATCAGCGCTAGTAATGAATGGTCCAACTTTTGAAACAACTGAGACTCCAATTGATTTAGTTTCTTATGTTTACAAGGAATTAGATAATTCTTATAAACATTTTGGAACAAGAATGCGTATTATTGGAAAGATTGAAAACAATGAACGTCGTAGTCAAACGCCAAATGGAAGCACAACTTATTACCAGGTTGCTGGAGTTCAACCAGATCAAAACGTAAGTATTGGTGGTGGCTCGGGAGGTCTTGCAGTATTGCTTAATCCGACTACTAACAATGGATATTATTTTGAAATTGCTGCATTAACAGAAGACAACATAGAGTCGTATTTAAAATTAGATAAAAATAATAAATCAAAAATTTCTATTAACAATGTTGTTTTTTATAAAATTAAAAAAGATGCGTCCAACAACAATGCAATTCCTGTAAAACTTTATGGTGGTCTAGCAAAAATTACAGTTGACGACGGCAGGTTTACTGGGCAGTACAGAATGGCTGGTGAAGAAAATCCAACCGTATATGATTTAGCCGTAGAATATCAAGACATAGGAAAAATAAGAAGGTTCTATCTATATATTAACAACCAATTAATTAAAGTTGTGGATGATACAGACCCACTTCCAATATACAATAATATGGCTCCATTTGTTCGTGGTTCATCCAGAGTTATGTTTGAAAACATTTATGCTTTGTCACAAAACTATTCTCAAAATAGCGTTTTTACAGTTGGAGAAACCTTATCTTCTGCTTTTGGAGATAATGAAATAAGTGCTAGCGAATCTTTAAGAAAATATGCAATGAGCGGCATGGTTCAAGCAACGTACCTATCTGGAATTAGTGCCCAGCAACCACCTAAATACAATTTATATTTTGATGAATTTGGTTCAATAATGAGGGAGTGTGCTTATTTTGATGTTAAGTATGACCGTGCATATCCAGCACTTTACTCTAAGTTATCACCAACATTTAATAATATCAAAGGATATGTCTCATCTGGTTTTTATGCAGACTCATACGGTGCTGAGTTTTTAATATTTAATGCTACAGATACAGCATTAAATCTTGACGAAACAAGCGGAAACTATCTAAGAATTCAAGGCGTTACATTTACACAAGACACCACCCATGAGTTAACAGTTGACGAATACTTTAAAAAGCGTAGCAATTTTTCCAACCCACTGCTAACTGGATCCTCTCAAATTGTTTCTCCGCAAGTTGAAAAACAAAAATTTGATGAAATTAAAAGAAGCAGAATGATTTATGGAAACAACGAGTTTACTTTGGACACTCCATATATACAAACCCAAGATGATGCAGAAAATTTAATGGGCTGGATGATAGACAAACTTATGGTTCCTAAAAAATCAATTGGCTTAAAAATATTTGCAACTCCAACTATTCAACTTGGAGATATAGTAACAATTAACTATAAAGATTCTAATAATTTAGATTTAGTTACTTCAACTAACTCTAGATTTATAGTTTATAATATTGAGTATGCAAGAAAAATAAATGGCCCAGACATGACTCTTTATTTGGCGGAGGTATAAAATGCCAATAGATCCAGAAACCAGGAGAGAAATTAATCGTGCTCAAATTGCTAAAGATTTAGCAGCACAAGCAAAAAAACAGTCTACAAAAAGGGAACCTGAATTTACTGGTCCTGCAAAGTATAGTCCTTTTGTTGCACCTACCCCTGTTAAAAATTTTACTCCAACAGTTTTTCCTACAGCAAAACCAAGTGGATTATTTGTTGGGCCTATCCCAGCAGGAACTACTCGTACTGCAACTGGATACGTACCAGAGGTAGCATCAGGATCAAAATACTCTCCAGGAGATTTTAGAAAAGCAGAAGAAAAGTCTAACGAGCCATTCTATCAATCACAGCAACAAGAACCTATGTTAGATTTTGGTGCAGGATCATTTAGTCTTAAGGTAAGTGCAACGCCACCAACCCCAACCTTGCCAGCAACAGTCTCACCTCCACCACCACCAGTTAAAACTGCAACCCTGGATATTATATTATTTGATGAAGAATCTGTTCCCACAGACGGAATGTTTGATCAAATATTTGAAAATATTGGTGGTCAAGAATTAATTAGCATAACAAGGTCTGACATTGTTAATGGACAAAAAATATCGTATCAGCCAATTAAAAACCTTTCAGCCATTCAACAAAGATATAATCCAAATAATATTCTTAGCCTACAACAAACCGCAGACAAATTTTTTGCTGGATTTTCAATTAAACTAGAAGACAAGACTCCACAAATTGGCAATGGGCCTAACGGAGAAAACGTATACCTTAACGCAACAGGAGACCTAATTATTGAGTTTATTAACATAAATGCTGATGAACAAATAGAAACACAGATTAGCGTAAGTGGTACAATATATGAAGCAGATCTTGGAGACTATACCTCATGATAACCAATACTGGTAAATCTATTATTGCAAAGTATTTACTTGGACAGGCCCCTGCCTATGCCTCTTATATTGCTATTGGTTGTGGTGCTACTCCACTAGATACCGCCGATGAAATTGGAGATTATTCAACAAAGACAAATCTAGATTTTGAAATGTTCCGTGTTCCAATATCTTCTAGAGGTTTTGTAAACGAAGACGGTGTAGATAAAATTGTTTTAACGGCAGAATTGCCAACAGAAGAAAGATATGAAATATCTGAAATTGGAATATATTCTGCAGGTTCCAACCCATCCGCTGGAGCATATGATAGCAAGACAGTGTTTGCTTTTACACAAACAGAAAACTGGCAATATGTAACATCAGCAGCAGCAGTGGCAATTGACACAGAATCTGCTGCGCTAGATGCTCCAATCTATGACAACGTTATTGCTGTAACAGATCCAGTATTTCAAACAAGCGCAGATAATCCAATATTCTTTAAATCACCAAGAGTTGCAAGATATGAAAGACCAAGATTTTTAAATAATGTAATTATGATAAAAGGCAATGAGGCTGATCTTGATATTGAATCTGATAGCGGTCCAACACAGGATACTTTTGCAATAGGTGCGGGATCAAACTATATTAGACTAAGTGGTACAACAGTTGATTTTACAAAAAATTCTCCAACAGATCAACTAAGATTGGCATTCTCAATTGTAAACAGAGATGGAACATATGGGGCTGGCACTCAACCAGAAAGAGCAAGAGTTTTAGTTTCATTTGAAAATACAAGTGGAACAGAGTTTGCAAGACTTGAAGCAGAAGTTGCTGACGATAGTAGTGGCGGACAATACGATTTTGCTACAGAAAGATATTTTGTTGTAACAAAACAACTTCAACAACTATACAGAACCTCTGGATTTGACTGGAATGCCGTTTCTGTAGTTAAAGTGTACGCATGCGTTATTGATGGAGTTAATCCTTCTGGTAATTATTATGTAGCCTTAGATGCTTTAAAACTAGAAAATGTTGCTACAGTAAATCCACTCTACGGACTAACAGGATATTCAGTAATTCAAACTGCAGGCGCAGCAACAGTAGTTAAAAGTCCTAATACTAGCAACTATGTTGAATTTAGATTTTCAGTAGATCTTTCTAGCGGAAATAATTCATAATGGCTGACGCAGGAATTAAAAGAGTTATAATCAAAAAATCATCTTTACCAGCAGTAGATAACAACAAGGTTGGATACGTTTTTAGATATAGGGTTGTTTCTGAAGATAAAAACAGAACTTCTCAATGGTCTCCAATAAATCTTGTATTGGACAACTTAATTACAAGTGTTGCTGGAACCGTACAGGTTTCATCCTCAGTTGTTAGTGCAGTCTGGGGAGATGAATTAAATAGATCAAAATATGATGTCTTTGTTGGATTTGATGGGGCTACGGCAACCTATCATGGCACAACCCCAATCCATTCATATCAATTTATTAAAACTGGAACCACAAATGTGCGTGTAATTATTCAAGTTGAATCATCTGAAAAAACACTAAATGCCAATTTGCAAATATACAATTCTGGCTTAGTTTCTTTGGTATAATAAAATAGGAGGAATAAATGGCAAAAGTACCACTACCAGAAAGAGGGCAACCTCTTGATGTTACATATTTATATCAATTAATTGAGGCTGTAAACGACCTCTCTACAAATGTTGCCTCTAAGCAAACAAGTAAAACAATTATTGACACAGCAAGTGCGGGTAAGGCAGAGGTGCAAACTTCTAATACAAGAATAGTAGGCGGTTTGGTTGAAGTTGCAAACAACTCCACAGTTTCGGCGGGAAACGAAAGAACATTTACCTATGACTTTAAAGACTTTAAATATCCACCAATAGTATCGGCAACTCCAGTAAACACTGGACAAACACCAGCAGGACAAAACGTAAATATTGTTTTAAAAAGTGTTACGGAAACAAGAGTAGAGGGTGTTGTAAGGTTTGGCGCATCTGGAGATTTATCTCTGTCAGTACACTTAGTTATTGTTGGTATCCCAAATTAAAGATAAAATTAATGATTCATTGTAAAAAATGCAAAGGTAGAACTTTTGTTGATAGACAGTATAGCAGTGCTCAGCACATAGAGACATCCTGTATGGTATGTGGTATGAGAAAATTTTTTCATCCACCAACAGAAAGTGAAGAAGGAAGATGGTTACTAGCAAAGGAATTATCCAGAGCGAAATATACAATAACGAAACTGTAATAAAAGGAAATAAAAAAATATGGTTTCTTAATGGAGATTTAGTAAGGCTACACCATAGTTCAAGATCTACTGGAATGGTTTCTGTTTATAATATTACTAAAGATAGAATTGAAACTTGCTTACGATCTGACTTTAGAAAAAATAGAGAACGTGCATATACTGTAACTGAGACTGCTAAATTAATTAATCGTCATAGAAAATATATGCCTAAATTAATGAAGACTGGAGTAATACCAAAACCAGTTGGAGCAAGGCTAAACGGACAAAGAGGTTGGCAAATTAGGTCCTATTATTCAGAAAGCATGGTGAGGGACATACGTGCTATACTGGCTACTATACATATAGGACAACCAAGAAAAGATGGACTGATAACAAATAATATGACTCCTACAAGCCAAGAGTTGACACGGCGAATGGGGGACGGTATACTTACATATACAAAGACGGAAGATGGAAGATTTATTCCTGTTTGGGCAGAAAACATTTAATAATAGAAACGGTGGGGTAATGGAAAACGAAAACACAAAAGTATCAGTAGCACTTGGATATACACTTAATTTAGGTAACTTTCAGTCATTAAGATTTGATTTTAACGTTACAGATAATGCACGAAATGGTGAAACAGTAGACCAGGCTTTTAGTCGTGTATATAAGTTTGTAGAAGACAAGTTAACAGAAAAAGTCAAAGAAGCCGAAACAGAGGCTGACAGTAGCAACTAATGGCTGAACGCAAAGACCGTATGGCTTTGCTAAGTAGATATAATAAGTTCCATCTACAAAGATATGAAGCCAAAAGTAACATGAATCTTAACGTTGAGCAATGGGCCTCCGATGCTCTTGTTGAGTCTTATGGTATTTCTCAATGCTATGATTTATTAGATTATTATTTTAAAATAGCAGAAAATCCTACTTGGAATTATTTTGCATA